GTCTTAGTCATAGGTAGAGAAGGTGGAACCTATAATACAACCACAGGTAAGAAGGCAGATGTGACTCCCACGACAGAAGCCTTCAGGGGCTTTATCTACAACTCTGATAGGGGTCTAAACAACGCTAGTAATACTGTCCACAGTCGAAAGAGTTGTCTTATGTTAGGTGGGGCTACAGCTACAGTCCCTACAAGTGAGCATGAAATATCCTACTTGACCAATGTATCAGAGATTACAATGGTAGAGAGTGTCTGGTCTGGTGGAGATGTAATATTCTACTTAATTCACTTGGTGGAGTAAAGCATGTCTCAGGATAGAGTTCAGAGAACCTTTGACCTACTAAGAAGTAAGATTGAGGAAAAGTCTGAGGAACTGCTAAAGGAACGCTTCGAGAGGTTAGCTGATGTAGCTATTCTTGCAGTACCAGATGCCGCTGTTGATACAGGTGCCTATGTTACCTCATTTTCCATCGGTACCGCAGGATTTGGTGGTGGTCGTTCCAGAAACTCACATAATAAACCCAGACGACAAAATCCGGGAGAAATGAAGTCTACATCCAGAGGCCAGCTACAGTCAGACATTAGCGCAATGGACTTCACAAGTATTATGGTGTCAGGTAGTGTAAGAGCAACACTTCGTAATAGAGCGCCTCATGCCGATGTAGTAGAAAAGAAGTATGGTGTGTTTGCTGCAATCAAGAGGGAAGCCTAATGAGTATCTACAGAGACATTAGGGCTGCTCTTGAGACTAAACTAGCAGACACTGCAAATCTACCTTCTGGTGTAAGATATGAGAACGTAACCTACACACCCACACCTAATACAGCTTACTTGGAAGTCTCCTTGTTAAACACATCAAGAGTTCCTGCCCATAGGGGTCTTAACCCTCAGATGAGATACCAAGGTGTGTTTAGAGTATTCTGTTATATCCCTAGTGGATCGGGGCCTGCTGAAGCTGAGATAATGGCCAAGAAAGTAGTAGATGCCTTCGATGCAACCACCGATATCAGCTACACAAACTCTGATGATGAGACTATCATAGTATCAATAGATTACGCAGATGTAAGAGTAGGAGTTTCAGAAGATGACTCTTGGTATTACATCCCTGTCCATATCGGTTGGTATATTTACTCAGACTAAGGAAACTAAATGCTAAAGTCCAAACGTAACTTTGCGTATGCTGGCAATACATACTTTGTTGGTGATACCATCCCTGATAACATCGCAGCTAAGATTGACCCCTCTTTTGTAGAGAAACCTAAACCTACCAAGATAGAATCAACACCAACAAATATCTCTGAAGGAGAGTAAACATGGCTTTTGCACAAGGTTCCCGTTCCAGTCTGGCTTACATCGGTGAGTCTACTTTCGGTACCACCCCTGCTACCCCACAGTTCGTAAACCTGCCTATCAACAGCCACTCTCTTGATCTGACCAAGGATCGTGTTGAGGGCAACGAAATCCAAGCTGACCGTATGTCTCGTACTGATCGGCATGGTAACAGGCAAGCTGGTGGTTCCATTGAAGTAGACCTTCGTATGGGTGACTTTGATGAACTTATTCAGAGTGCGTTTATGGGTACATATACTACCAACGTCATCAAGGTTGGTACTACGCCTAAGTACTTCTCAATCGAGGATGCTGCTAACGATGTTACCCAGTTCAGACTGTTTACTGGTATGACCGTAAGTTCCCTGAGTGTCTCTATCGCACCTAACCAGATGGTTACAGGTACGTTTGACATGGTGGGCAAAAACATGGCTCAGGCACAAGCTACGGCGTCTGATGCCACTCCTACAGCAGCTAGTACAAATGCACCTTTCGATAGTTATTCTGGTACTATCACAGACGGTGGTAGCGGCCTTGCTATTGTCACCTCGCTAGACTTCTCTATCACAAACTCCTTTGCACCTAATTTCGTCGTGGGTTCAGCAACAGCGGCTCAACTTGAGTTTGGTATGGCTGTGGTAGAGGGTACTATGACCATCTATTACGAAGATGAGGTAATCATCAACAAGTTCTTGAATGAGACAGAGAGTGCCTTGTCTGTGACCGTTGATGACCCCACAGGTACTAATGACTACACATTCCTGTTCCCGCGAGTGAAATACAACGGTGCATCTGTACCCTTGCAAAACCCTCAATCACGACTGATTACTGTCCCATTTGTTGCCTTGTTTGATACCTCAGAGGCTACAAACCTTAAGCTGACCAGATCAGTGGCAGCGTAATCCGCTCAGGCGGCTAGGGGGGTAGTATTCGTCGGGTGTATTACCCCCTGCAACAATAATCACCCGACAGTTCAATAATGGACAAAACAACAAATCTAAGGATACCCGACATGGACCTTTCTAACATTGGCAAGTCTAAAGAGACCTCTACTGTAGTCTTGTACGACCCCCGCAACTCTGAGATTCTCACTAATGAGGATGGGACAGAGATGACCATTACTATTCATGGCCCCTACTCCGCCAAGTATAAGTCAATTTCCCACGCCCAACAGAACCGTCGCTTGCAGAAAGCACAACGTACTGGTGGTAAGCTGAATCTTACTGCGCAGGAGATTGAAGCGTCTGCATTGGACCTCTTGGTTAAGTGCGTTACGGAATGGAGTATCACTCTGGACAAGACTAATCCTGACTGCACTGAAGCGAAGGTCAAAGAGGTCTTCACAGACTACCCTTGGATTCGTGAGCAAGTGGACGCAGGGCTTGGTGACGTACAAGCTTTTTTGGAGTAATCAAGACTGAACTAGAAGAGTATGCAGAATACACTTTTAGGATGGGTCGCAAGTTACACGGAAAGTCTACAGAGAGGGACCATCTAGAACAAGTGGCGAAGCAGTTGGGTAAACCCCTAGAGGAAATCGAGGAATTTAATGACTCAGCTATATTTCCTGACATTGCTTCCCACTTATGGTCTGTATTTCTACAACTCCACAAAGGTAGAAGTTATGGTATGAGTGGGCCAAACCCAATAACTTATGATGTGATACTTGACTGGTCTAAGTTAAGTGGTATTACATTAGAATATTGGGAAGTAGATATAATGCAATCTCTAGATAATATCTGGATAGAAACCACTAGCAAGGACTCCTAATGGCTGACATCATCGAACTAGAGGTTGTAGGTAAGGTCACTGGTCTAAAGCCTATGCTGTCCACTGTTAGTCGTCTTGAGAGAGAGATTACACGGGCAACTAAGGCTTTAGACGAGAACAAGATATCACAAGACCGTCACCAAAAGGTTCTACTATCTGCTAAAAGAGAATACTCTTCCCTTGGTATGAGCATACAAAAAGCTGGTGCAGAGGTAACAAAGTACTCTAATGCTATAAAGAACACTTCGGCAGAACAAAAAGCTGCACAAGCTACCAAGATGTTGGCTAATGAAAAAGACCAACTAGCACGAAAGTATCAACCACTTTATGCTGCTACCCAACTCTATGAGAGGGGTCTTGTGGAGATTCAGAGGGCAACAAAACTAGGTGTCCTCACCAACGAAGAAGCTATCGCAAGTACCGCCAGACTTCAAACCTCTTTTACTAATGCTACTGCAAATATGGGTAAGGGTATCTCCCAAGCAGGTCGTCAGACCAACCAACTAGGTGTTGTTGCTCAACAGACTGGTTATCAGGTGGGTGACTTCTTGGTTCAGATTCAATCTGGCGCTAACCCAATGATGGCCTTTGGTCAACAGGCAACACAGCTTGTTGGCGTCCTTCCCATGTTGTCAACTCAACTAGGTATCTCTGCTTCAAAACTTATGGGTATTGCTGCTGGTCTTGGTATCCTTATCCCCTTGGCAACTGCAATAGCTGGTTACTTCTTAAGGTCTGCCAGTGCTGCTAAAGATGCTGCTAATGAGCAAGAGACCCTGACAGAGAGTCTAGAGAGCCAAATTAACACCCTCAACGACGCAAGTATGGCTTGGGAGGATTTTCGTCAAGGTCTTTTTGAAGGGCAAGGCGGTGCTACAAGACAGATGGAGGCCGCAGCAGAGGCAGTTACAGAGGCTCGAAGGGTTTTAAATGATATAGATGGGGCCAACATAACTTCAGGTAGAGATTCAGCGGCCCTTATACAACTCTATAGAAATATTAGAGATTTGAGGGAGGCACAAGAAGACCTAAATGAAAAGACTGAACTTTATGATAATCTACTAGAAGCTGCTAGTAGAAGATCAGAGCAACTTGCCGAGGATGCCGTTATTCTCGCTCGACAGGAGATAGCTCTCTTGGCAGAACAGATAGTTTCTGGTGAGGACTCCTTAAGAGTAAGAGAGTTATCCAATGAGCAAGCAAGGATAGCCTATGCACTGTCACTTAGTAACAAGGGTATCATTGATGATGAGGCTAGACTACTAGAACACCTTTTTGCTGTACGGCAAAACCTGACAGAGGAGCAAAGAAGACAGAACGCCCTAGAAGAAGATAGAGCATCTGCGGATGAAATCTTGGCTGACTTGCAACAGCAGTTAGCTTTACAGACAGCTATACATGAGAGTGGAGCAGACTCAGTTGAAGTAAGTAATCTAAGGGCTGCTGCTGAGAGAGATACGCTTCTAGCTTTAGTAAGGTCTCTTGATATACACCAAGGTACAAGAGACTCTATCATGGAGGCACACGATACCACTGTATTATTAACCGGACAGATAAATAACGCTACTACTGCTGCGGAAAGATTGGCTAATGCCGCAAAAGATTCTGCTAATGCTCTGGCTGCTATGTCAAACTTTACTGCTGGTATCACTATCAGAATTGCACAAGCTCGTGCACAGTTAGAAGCTATAGAAAGCGGTGCTAATGCAGCTAACGCCGGCATGGTTGCTGGAGAGAGGGCAAGAATAGCTATTCAGAGGGATACCGCTGTAGCCTCTGCACTCGCCGCAGGCTCATTAGATGACCTAAGTGAAGCTACCAGACGATACCAAGTGGCTGTAACTGAGGTTGATTCTCTGGAAGAAGTGCTAAACGCTACGGCAGAAGCACAAGAAAACGCTACTGCTTCTACTTCTGCTGGTGGCGGAGCTATGGATGATGCTGCCAAATCGGCAGAGCAACTAGCACAAGAGATACGCGCGCTAGAGTTCAATGCAAACCCACTTCTTGCCTACAATGAAGCACTAGAGAACCTTAATATGCTACTCGGTATGGACAATGGATTGTCTGTAGAGGCATATGCTAGAGCCGTAGATGATCTTAATAGAGGTTTGATTGAGAGTGATCCACTTGTCAAGGGTGTTTCAGATGCTTTCAGAGACTTCATGGGTCGTGGGTTTACAGACTTCAAGACCTTTGTAGCTGATATCCTACAACTATTCAAGAACATGCTTATTGAGATGGCTATGACTGCCCTTCGCAATAGGATACTTATTCCCATGTCGGTTGGTAAAGCTGGTGGCGGGGGTGGCGGTATTGCTAATTCCCTGATGGGTAGCCTTGGAACTGGCAAAGGTATTGCAGGTCTTGCAGGCGGTACTGGTTTCCTTGGTGGTGCTGGTAACGTCATAGGTGGTATTGCATCCGGTGGTCTAGGTGGTGGTGTAAGTGCTATCGGTACTGCTATTAGTGCTG